CTGTGGCCGCGTCCTTTTGCGTGCCGCTCAAGTCCTTGGTTTTGGACTTCAATTCGTCCATTTCGCGGGCTTGTTTTGACGCAAGTTTCTCACTCTCCGTGCCGAACTTTTCCAGCCCATCCTGCTTGAGCTTTATCAATGCGTCATTGCCTTCAGACAGGCTTTTCAGGTATTCCTTTTCCTTTTCCGCGTCGGCCTTCTTTCGGTCTCGCTCGGCTTGTGCTGCTTCGACTTCGGGACGTGCCGCAGCTAATGCCTTACCTTCTTTTTGAATCTGATCTCGCTTTTTCGCGGTCTCGACAGCTTTCTTGAATGATATGTCCGCCGATTCGTCATCGCCTGCCGCAGCCGATTGTGCTGATGTCTGATTTAGCGCGATGACTTCGTTGTTGTACTGCTGATAAAGCTCTCTCTTCTTTTTTAGTTCCTTGTCGAGGTCTTCTGGAGGCCGATCCATGAACGAGGCTGTTTCCGTGGATTGCTTAGCGAATCCAGAATAGAACTCGTCGAGTTCGTTCCTATATTCTTCGAGAGCTTCCTTCGACTTGCCGAACCATCCCGTCGATTCCAGTAGCTTCGGAAGCAGGATTCCGCCGAGAGCCGCTGCCATAGCCGTTGCCGCACCAGCCACCGGCCCAAACGCCGAACCGAGAACAGCGACGTTATTCGTGATCGCGCCAATTGCTGGCCCTATGCCTCGGGTCGCGAACTGGCTGTGAAAGTCTTGGATCGCGAAACCGGCCTGCTGGGTCATACCGGCCAGTTTTCCACCGATATTGCCACCGGCCTTGCTCATCGCGGCTTCGCTACGCCTAGCTGCCACCTCCGTCGTCGATGCGAACGCCATCGCCGCCGTTTCCGACTGCTTCAGACCGTTCGTGAATTCAAATTCCGAGAGAGATAGAGTCGCGTTCAGGTTGCCGACGTTCGTTGACATTTGGCCTCCCTGAATACGTACTGCATTTCGGTCGCCGTCTGTGCCGCCTTGGCTCTCACGTCTGCTAGCGTCATTTCACGCTGTGCCAATGGCACCCACTCGTCTTCATTTAAGTCCTTGCAGAACCGGAAGTGGGCTTTCCATCGTTCTAGCTCCGATAGATCAAGTCTATCCTTCAGTCGCGTTACGTCTGGCTCGCACCATCTATCGGCTAGCCAGTACATGAAAAACTCATCACTCAGTCTGGCTTTTTTTCGATATCTGCCTGAGCCTCGACGGATACGCCAGACAGTGCCCGGATTTCGTCGAACAACAGCGATATCGCATCCTTGTTGGCTCCGCTGCCTAGCCAGTCCGCATCTGCCGCCGTGAAGAGTGCCGTACCGTCCGCGTTGCAGCACGCCATCATTACGACAGCCCCCCGCTTTCCAGACGGACACTCGACTCCGTTCTTCACGTCGTCGATGACCTCCCAGAATCGCTCCTCCTCACGTACCGTGAGAGGACGGATGCACACGTCGCCGCCCCATTGAGGGACAGCGACGGGCTTGATGACTCGTCCCGCAGCATCGGCTGCGATAATCTCGGATCGGTTCAAAGGCATTCGGTTCGGTCCTATCAAGTTGGGTCGTAGTAGGTGATCGGCCCACTGACTTTTAGCTTACACTTCGTCACCATGCCGGGACTTCCCTTCAACGGAAACGTGGTGACATGCTCAAGCAGGAACCCGCTGAATGTTCGCTTCGTGGCCGCTGCCGCTGTGCCTCGCAGCGGATACGTGATGACGATTACTTCTGGTGCGCCGAATGGCGGGTCCAGCATCGGGTCATGAAGCACGGTGATCGAATACTCGCCGCCTTCGATGATGTCCTCTGGGACATATGTAGCCTTGCCCCCTGTGGTGGCCGAGTTCGTGGTTTCGATGGCACCGCGAGATTCGGTGAGTTCGCCGAGTTCGATGATCTCGGCGAAGAACGCCGCGAGCTTGATCGTTCCAGCAACGTCAGTACCGGCAACCGATGTCCCAAAGGCACTATAACCACGCGGAGCGAGGGCAGAAGGCATAATTATGATCCTTTAAACTGAGGCGTGTTCTAGGTCTAGTGTAACAAATTCCACAGGGAATCCTATTTCATCAGCTAGCATCGGGAACGTCGAGCGATCAAACGTCTCATCCAGTGAGCAACTACCTATCTCCGTGCTGTTCCATGTCGCTGATCCCGTCGCGCTGGCTGGCACCAGTGCCGTAATGACTGGCTGAGATAATGACCGGCTCTCAATATACGTTGCGCCGACACAAGCCACGACAATCGGAGTTCGGCTGACTCCAGTCAGCCCATTAGCCGTAGCTTGGTTCGATTGCCCTTCGGGTCTCATCACGATCAGATACGGCTTGGCAGTTTCCTGTGGTGCGATATGCGGAAACACCCTCTGCGCAACGAGTGCCGTCACGCCGGCCACGGATTTGAGTTTCGCAATCACTGCCGCTTCCGCCACGCCGCTCATCCGATTCCCCTTTGTAGTTTCGACGCTGTGAACTCGGCTGTGATGCCTCTTGTGATGTCCGTAATCAGCCCCGCTGTGATGGCCCCACGCGCTGAATCGACGCCGCGCCAGACGGGATGAAAGGCAGGCATTCGACCTCGGTTGTAGCTCGCTTTGCGGTTGCGTTTGAGTTGTGAACCGACCGACACTTTATCTCTTACGTTTTGCTGAACCACTCGGCCTTTTTTGATTCGCGTAATCGTCTTCGTGCCTGTTTTGCGGTATCTAGTCTTGGCATTCGTGAATCGTTCGGCAGTTCCCTTTTCGACGAGGACAGCGTGAGGAGCTTTGCCGCTTTCGGCCCCGACAACGACAACGACCGACTGCGTTCCCTTGTATTCCCTGACGACGTTCGTCATCCAATCTCGATAATGTCCCTTGCCTCGTTTCTTGCCGCGTTGTTGTACCGGGATAAGCCCCGCGATTGACCGCTCCAGCTTGCGTCCTGCGTTCGTTGCCGCTGGAACGAGGATTCTCGACCGCATCACGTCAGGCATCGACTGCAACGCCCGAAGGAGCGTCTTCACGCCGGTTACATCGAACTCAACCGCAATCGCCACGGATCACCCCCCTTCGACGCACCACAGAACAACCTCGCGACGTTCGTTCGTTTCGTCATAGATGGCCGCGACGTTTAGGATTCGAGTTCCGATCTTGAGTCTCGACTTCGACGTGAGTGCCCGCGTTAAGTTGTCGCTTCTCAATCTCACGATGCTTTGAATTATCGGGATGACTTGCATTGCCGCTTGGAATTCTCGCCCGCTGGTTGGTGCGATCTGTGCCCAACGTGATTCTGAATCGAGCCAACTGACCGCCATCTCGTGGAGTGCGTTGACGGTCTCAACTGCCGTCTGAATTGTGACGCGGGTTTTGTATTTGGCCGCTGTCGTGTTCCAGTTTGGCATCAATGCACCTTCGACCAGCAGACAGAATCGAGCAACGATTCAACACCATTTGGCAATGTTTGAAACGAGCCTTGAGAGACAGCTTCGGGATGCTCACGCCAATGTGCGACGAGCATCAATATGGCGTGACGGAACTGCCTCGGTACTGCTGCCGCTGACGCATAGCCCGCCGAGAATGTCACACAAACGTCATTGATTTGCCCTCGCGTTGATGGCCATGTGATTCCGTAGGCTGGCACTATTCGCGCCGGTTCACTGATCAGGTCCGTCCTATAATCTCCAGCCGGAAGCGTCTGCGATGCACCTGCCGCATCGTTGTAAATGATACTCGTCACCGCACTGACTGGCGGCAAACGCAACTGGATTTCGTCCGAAGGGAACTCGTCCAGGTATAGCGTCCACGTTCCCACGCCTACCTGCCGCTTCGTGTGAGCTTCGCAATATGCTCGGGCAGTAGTGATCGCCGCAGCGAACCACGACGTTTCCTCGTCGGCGTCGCTTCGGCAGTGCAGCATGGCCTCAGTGACGGCGACCGGCTCAGTAGCCGCATCGACCGTCCGCTTCAGCACGCTATGGATTTCGTGAAACCTAGCCACGTTTTTGCCTCTTGCCGAACTGAGCGAAGGAAGTCGTTTCGGCCTTCGGATTCAACATCGCCGTGCCATGCGTGAGCGCTTCCGCGAAGCCTCGCTTGACGAGCGTGTTTGCCATCCCATCGGGCAGGTCGATAACCTGCCCGATGCGATGACCTTGCCAACATTGACGGAACTTGAGCCGCATAGGTCACGCCCTCAGAATGTTACCGTGACCGCGACCGCTGGCCGTGGTGGCCGGAGCATCGCCGCGCGACAGGATTGCGA